GATTACCGAACTCTTGATGTCCAGATATACGCCGCCCACTGCGTAGATCAGCAGATACCGAAACAGATCCGATCTCGCCGCGCCGTAGCTAGGATTAATCAGGTTGTACGTGTCCAACATCTCCTGACCGTAGTGCTGCTTGATAAACTCCACGCAGTCATCGTCGGTATAGAAGTTGTGCGTCCACCCCGGATTTTTAGCTACAAGCGAGGCGATGTTCTCTTCAATTTTCGGGTGTAATCCCGTCCGTTTGAAGAATGTCTGATGGATCTGTTTCGGGATCATGGTTTAATCAAGGAGGAGTGGTAACAGAACCGTTGATGACATCAATGACTGCCATCCAGTTAATGCTAGACGACATGCCGTAAGGCGTACTGTTAATACGAACAAACGTACAATTCACCATTAACGCAAAACCGGGCAAGCTTCCGTCATCATTATCCCCATAAAAAATGAACGACGGGGTAATTGAGTTAAATCGTTTTAACAAGCTGCCATCTTCAGCGGAAATAATAAAACCGCCTTCGGCATCGGCGTTTGTCGGGCTGACAATTTGCACCGTAATTCTATCGCCAACAGCGGCGCTAGCCGGTAGCTGGTACGTGCCGGGGAAATCTGCGGTATTAATAGTTACAACAGCGCCACCACCGCCACCGCCACCACCTACAGGTGTCCAAACGCCATTAACAAGTTCTTGGAAACCGTTTTGTGACCGGAACGGACCGGATACCGTAGACGTACCCATGATTATTTACCTTGAGACTGTTGTTGAGCCGCCCACCACTTCAGGAGAGCTTCACGCTGAGCGGGTGTAAATTTGGATAGATCAATCATGATGCCCTCTGATTAAGGAAGTAGTTGTAGAAAAGGGTAAACAAACGGATCCCCGATTGGTTCAGAACCATAGCCCTGAATTGGAACAGAGGTTTGCTGGAAAAAAGCCACGGTACCAAAACCGGGAACCGTAAGATCTGGAAGCCTAGTAATTACTAGCGGCGCAACATCTTCAAAATTATCATAAAGATACATTGTGTCGTAAATTCCGGACGAATTAGTCGTTTGGGCAAAATAAAACTCAAGTCCGGTTTGTACTTGATTAAATAAAGTTGGATTAAATACTAGTTGAGTAATGTAATTTGCGGCATAAGAATTGCCATAAAACACAGAAAGCAAAACTCCGGGAATTGTTGGCAATTTAATTGCCCACGCAGTACCACCGCTTTGCCCAACAGCTAGTTTTATTGTGTAAGATTGGCCGACTTCAATTACCGGCAGTTGAATTATAGTGCCCGCAGTCGGACCAGTTGGGGGGTCAGCCAGTTTGTTATCAGAATAGCGGTTATCTGGAATACCCATCTGAGAAAAACTATATTGGCTACCTAAGTAAACTATTTGAGTGGAACTCCCCCCACCACCAGCGACAGGGACCCACTGACCGTTTACTAATTCTTGGAAACCGTTTTGTGACCGGAACGGTCCTGATACCGTTGAAGTACCCATTTTGAAACCTCACATGCGAGTCACGTATCAGTCTGCATGTCGTCGCCGGGTCGTCTGATACGCTGGATTTGGATATCCCGGATGGCAGAGTTGTACCACGAGAATAGATAAAAAGAAAGGGGGGCCGAAGCCCCCCTTCCCTACACCCCGATTAGGCCGGGGGGGTCGGCGCTGCACCAGCCGAGCCATAGACGCCCAGCGGATCCGAAACACCGAACGAATAACGCTCACGGGCCTTGTACCGAGCATTGCCGGTGTCGAAGTCTGCGTCCATACCCGTTTGCATCGGGGTACGAATGAAGTGCTTCAGACCGTTGGGCACGTCGGTGGTCAGGAACCACGCGTTGTTATCAGTCAAGAAGTGGTTAATCGTGTAACCCTCGGGGATCGACCCGTTGTTCTTCAGGGCGTTGATGTCGTTATCCGTCGTACCGACACGAAGCTCGGTCTCAAGAATACGAGTTGCAACGAACTGAAGCGACGGCGGGATGATCAGTTTCCGAGGCTTAGCAGCGATCAGCAGACCACGTTCGTCAGTCCACGCAGCGATCTGAATAACTGCATCTTCAAGCGCAGTCTCATTCAGATCCGTGGCAACGGCCGGGACGTTGCTGTTAACACCACCATTGACCAGCGGGTGATTAGCCGAGAAGAGCGACTGACCGTCGCCGTACACCACAGCGGGATCAAAGCCATTGTTCAGAATCGCAGCGGCTTTAACTTGCTTGGTGTACGCCATCGCGCGAGCGAGCGCTTTGGTATAACGCGACGAGAGCGTGTCGTACAGGTTGTCCTCCATCGCCTCTTCGGTGAGGGAGAAGCCCATAGCGATCGTCTCGTGGTTGTACCGAGCGGTCCACGCCTCTTGCGCGTTGTCGTAAGCGATGGCAGCACCCTCGCTCTTGACCGGCGCAGCCGAGAAGCCCGACAGCTTGGTTTCCTCTTCGAACGAACGCTCAGAGGTCTCGGTGGCGAAGATTTCTTTATGCTCTTCGCCGTACCGCTTGTACTCCATACCAAACAGGGCATTAAGTCCCGGGAGGAGTTCTTTCAGTAGTTGTGCGCGTGAAATAGCCATTTTTTAGAACTCCTTAGAGGATAATACTGCCGGTCGAACCGGGCCAGTAATACTCGTGACCGCCGCCCCACTGCTGGCCGCTGTACCCGGTTGCCGAGTACCCGGGCATGTTCCACTTGACGATCAGCTCCACAAAGCCTGCCGAAGTGGCGGTCTCAGGAACCACATCGACAACACGAACCGGCATGAGCGGTTGTTGAACAATATAGAGCGGGTTGGCTACGTCCGCCACGCCATACAGACTGTTGCCAGTCGTGGTATCGCCTGCGTTAACCGCAACCAGAAGATTGCGCCCAACGTAATATGCGTTCGCATACGCCGGAGTCGTACCAGCAGCGTTGTACGGATCTTCGTAGTACGAAGGTACGTTCTCTACGAACACAACCTTGAACAGCGCGTCCGGATCATCCACAACGTAAGCTTGGATGTCATCAGCAACCGTACCTGCGGGGTAGTATTGCGAGAACATCTTCTGCTTGGTGTACGGGTTCGTGAACGAGCAACCCATGAACACGCCAATGGTGTACGGGGGTAAAGCCTGCTCTGGTCCTGTGACGCTCGCGCCAAACCAAGACATACCTTGGACAACCACAGTGCCGTCAATAGGCAACATGCTGCCGCTGTCACGAAGGATCTTGACCGGATCGCCGTAGAAGATATTGGTGTTGTACCCGCTTGCGATCTTGAACATGCGGGTGCTACCTGCGTACGGCTGACCACCAATTAGATTGATGGGCCGGAAACCGTACGGCTTAACTACCTGAGGGTAAGCCATAGTTAGCTCCAAAATTGATGAAAGTTATTCGCCTTTGCCGAAAACAACCTTCGATTTGCGCTCATTGAAAAGCGGCATACGGGGGTCATTCTCACGCATCAGACTGTTATCGACCGCCTGCATCTGGGAATCAGTAATCCCCTTGAAATGCGCGTTTCGGTCTTTAACAAACTCGACGGGAGTCTTGCACAACATCAGGCCACCAACCACGATATTGTCTTTGAACCGGTCATTTTCGCCGGGTAGAGTGAAAATCTCGGGGTGATCTGAAGCTCGTACAGGTTCCCATCCCTCACGGAACTTTGAGGACACATTCTTGGCATCGACTTGTCCACCCATACTTAAACGAACCCAGCGATACGCCCAGCCCGGTTCTTGATTCGGAATAGGTAGCCCATCAGCACTCTGCCACTTTTGACGGCGGACAAAGTTATTGCGGGTATCTTGTTCACGATTCGTGCGGTTTTCTCTAGTCTCAGCCATTTTGTTTCCTCAGTTCTAATGCAACCTGTTTGGCGTACTCTTCCAGCGGAACTCCAAGCTTCTTAGCCAGAGCTACCTGTGTACTGGTCAGCGTGATTTTCTTGGGCGCAACGCTGCGGCTCGCGGGAGCGACAGGATTACTCTTTTGGCGCGGCTTGGGGGCCGGTTTTTCATCTTCGTCGTCTAAGTTCGAGTCCTCGAACTTATCCGGGAAGAGCTGCCGCATCCGAGTATCGATGCGTTGGTAATAATCGTCGCTGCGAGTGTCTACACCCTCGCGGACCAACTTTTGATGCAACCCCAGCGCGAGGCTGGTCATCTCATCGTCCTGTCCAAACCACGTATTAGCGCGTTGCCACGCTTCCGCTTTTGGATCCGGAGCGACTGCTGGGGCGGATTGTGTTTCTTGTTTTACATCAGTTTTTGGCGTTTGTAAAGGGGCTGTTTTAGGTGGCTTGTAATTAGCCAGCTTATCGAGCTTGATCTTCGCATCAGCGATAGCTTCTTGCGCAGCGGTTAGTTTCTCCGCTTCACCAGAGTCATACGCCTCTTTGAATTCTTTCTTCGCTTTCTCAAGCTCAGCAGTAACCCGAACTTTCGCCTGTTGGACCACCATTTCCTGCGTCTTGGTGGCGCGTTGTTTTAGCGCATTATTCTCATCGATGAGTTTCTGCGCATATCGGATAGCCTCTTCTTTCTCCCGCATCGCAGCTTCTGCTGCGCGACGCTGGTCGTGGTAACCCTTGGAGAAATGCTGAATCCGCTTCTTGACCTTCTCGGAATACTCAGCAAGCTCGTCGTCAGTTACCTCATCAGGGGGAGTGGACGGTTTGCGGTTTCGATCTTTGGCGGGCGTGTCATCAACCACCTCGATCTCAATCTCGTCCTTCGGATCGTCCTTAACCGCAACTTCGGGTTTCGGTTTGGCTTCCAGCTTGGGTTTAGCCTCCGGTTTATCCTCTACATCAAGCAGAACCTCTGACGCCTTAACTTCGATCTCGTCAGGCTTCTGATCTTTGGCGATCTCGTCCGGAAACTTAAATTCAACTTTTTCGAATGGCATAGTTCACCTCATGCACGCGTGATGCCACGCGGATCATCAACAACAGCCTCGATGCCGTCGTCGTTCATAAGCCGATACTCGACCCCACCAACCTTGAACCGAGTGCCCGTGTTGGCCCTAAACAATACATACTGACCAACTTTGCACCACGGACCCGTGGGATATCGCTCGGGGTCTTTGTACGCTTGCTCGCCCATATCTAGAACAAGTCCCACCATACTAAGGACGTGCTCGTAGTACATCGTCTTATCGGCCTTAATCAGACCAGACTCGTACGTTTCTTCGATCTGAGGTAGAGCAATTAACAGCTTGTAGCCGACCGGTCGTGGAATATTACTTTCAAGCTCCTCGTCGGTCATCGGGACTTCAGTAGTATCAGTCATCATCAAGTTCCATTTGATGTTTCGCAAGGTCATACACTTCACGCAGTGCGGTCTCTAGACCCCGGATCAAGCCGCACAGTTCGCGGTACTTAGCGTAGTCCGTTGCGGAACCAGCGCTAAGCATCTCGATAGCAGAAGAGCGATGCTCTTCGATCTTTTCTTTCAGCACGTCATAGACGGTCTTAGCCACGTATTACTCCTTGGGTTTCTTCGGAGCCTTAGTCTTCGGGGCTTCTGCCGATTTACTTGCCATTAGTTTGTCCAACACCGCCGCTCGACGGTTCCCTCTTGCTTCATTCCGTTTATCTGTACGCGCAGTAGCGCCGTTTTGCATCTCAATCGCTTTAGTCAGAAGCTCCATGCGTTGCTTGCTCTGCGACTCCTGCTTCTTGTTATCCATGTCGGCTTTTGATTTCTGCGCCTCGATAACAAGTTTGCGAGCCTCAAGCTCAAGCTTGCCCTTCGCAAGCTGGATGTCCGCCTGATCCTTCTGAGCCTTGCGCTGGACTTCTTGCTGCTGCGTCTGAAGTTTCTGCTGCTCGATCTGGAAGAGCGGATCTTGTGCTTGCTGCTGAGCCTGTTGTTGCTGAGCCTGCTGCGTGTGCTGCTGTGTAAGCTGACGAGCCGCTTGTGCGACGAGGCGGGACAACTCGACCTCAATGCTTTCTGGCAACTCTGCATCCGGCACAGTAAGGTCAGCGCCAAGCCGCTCTTCGATCTGTTTGCGATAGTTGAACCCAAGGTGCTCTGCAATGTGAGCTTGCAGCGCAGCCATAATCTGCTGGGCCTGCGGATTCTGACCAATCGTCTGCATGATCATCGGATCCTGCATGAAGCTCATATGTGTTGCGATGTGAGCCTCGTGGTCTTGGTAGATGAATGCCTTGAGAGGCTTGCCGACTAGTACAGACATGTTCTCACTGATCGGATCACGCGGCTTCTGGTCTTCCTGCATCGGGACAATCTTGTCCGCGTTCTTGATCCCAAGCACTTCCAGCATCTGTCGATGTAAATACTGGAGGTCATAGATCTGCGGCGCGTCCTTCGCCATCATCATCGCGGCTTGGTACTGGACAACGCGCTGCGCCATCGTGGCGCTATTGGGATCACTGACCGGAATGACTTCAACCTGTGCGTAGTCCGCAGCCCGCGCCCGACGGTCCACCCCCTCAGGGATGTAGTCATATGGCTCGTCCGCGTACTCAGCAATGATCGCCTTCAGGAGCTTGAACTCCTGCTTCATCGCGAAGTGAACACGCGCTTGGACCGCAGCCATCGGCTTGAGAGTCCGCTCCAGAATCGCCAGCGTGGTACCGACCGGTGCCTGCGCACTCATGTCAGAGATATTTAAATCACTGATGGCTGCGAGCCTACGACCTTCTTGCGTGATCTTTTCGAGAAGTGCGGCCAACACTTGGCTCGGCTCTTTGTACGGCAGCGGCAGGATGTTGTCTCGGATCGTGCCACTGGGCACATCCACATCTCGGAACTCGCCCGGTGCGACGGGGGTCTCGTCGCCCTTGATCCTCAGTCCACGAGATTTAAGACCTCCCGGAAGATTTGAAAGAGTGCCAGCGTCAACGAGTTGGCGAAGGATAGAAGTACCTGCTCTAGCGTATCCACCCACAATGTGAATGAGGCCGAGATGGTAGAAACCAAATCCGGGAATGTACCCATAGTGTACGAAGAACTGCCGTTTAAGTTGTAGATCATCATCGGGTTCCCAATTGCGGCGGATCGCCAAGACAGTACCGGTACCCTTCTCAATCGTCACGATATAGGGCTTGGCAAGCCCATCCTCATCATCGACGCCCTCAATAATCAGATCCGCGTGGATCTCATAGAGCATGTACCGATCATCAGAGGTCAGGGTGTAGCCGTTTTCTTCTGCCTTGCGCTTCTCAATATCAGAGAAGAACGACACCGGCTCGCCAAGCTCAATGTCACGGTAGAACCCGCTTGACTGCATAAAAGCCATCTCGTTCTTGGTCTTACGCATCGTATGCGTGACCCGCTCAGCCATCTCGATATGAGACGCCCCGTATGGGACGATGACTTCTTCTGCTGCTATATAAACAGAGACCTGCCGACGCAAGCGGGGGTCGTAGTAGACTTTCTTGAACGCAGACCCGGCCAGACTCAAGCTAAACAACATCCGCTCATGCTCTGAGCGGTACTCCACCATCCGCTCAGTCAACTGATAATTCATATCCGCGCGAACACGTTCAGCGGAAGCTTCCTTCTCTTTCGTTACTTCCCCCAGAATCTTAGCCTTGACCGGACCCGCAGCCGGGAACGTCTCGCTCATCGTCTCGGCTTGGAACCGGATCGCAGCTTCAGACAAGACGGTGGAATACACACCGCACGCGTCCTCCCACGGGTCCGTCCGTTCCTCGTACTTGAAGCCTAGAACCTCAAGTCCCTTGACGTATGTATCAGACCAATCCTTGCGGGAAGTAATGTCGGCTTCAACCAGCTCGGTGAGTTCAGAAGAAAGGTTAGTAAGAATGCGCTCGTCAAGTTTTTCAGCAAGGTTTGAGTTGAACTCATCTTCTTCTCCGGCTTCTGCTTCCGGCATGAGTGTGATCTCTACACTGCCGTCGTCAAGCGTCACCATCTCCGGGTTTACGATCTCAATATCAAGAGTCTCGCCATTTAGCGGCATACCGGTCGGAGCCTGATAGACGCTTTTATCAATCATGTTCGTTGCCATGACCATTTCCTAATCAGTAGTACGCGCCACGTCGGCGACGGAACCCACGCGGCTCTTCAGGCTCATCATTGGGCAGGCGAATGAACCCCCCTTGCCGGAACCGCATCAATGCTAGTGTAGTTGAATCAACGAGGTCGTCGTTAGCCCCGCTTGGGAAATCATTACATTCCTCGATTACTTCTTTAGCCCACCTGCGGTCGGGTGCCCACACAATACCGGATGCAAATAAATCCGAGACAGCATTCACGCGGCTGATCTTATCCTGACCTTTACCCGGCGTAAACTCGCCCACGGGCACACCCATGCGACGAAGCTCCTGATACAACGCTGCGCCGTTGGACTTCTTTTCAACCATGAACGCATCAGGCTCCCACTCCTTGTACTGCTCGATCACGAGCTTCTTTAAGTCCGGGAACTCCAAGCGCCGCTTGATCGAGTTGAGCAGGATGATGTTGTAGTTGTTGACCTCTTCATTAAAGAAGACGCCCCACGTCGTCAGCGCGTTATAGTCTGCACGTGTGTTGGTTTCTTGCGCCGCATCCAGACTCATGATCGTAAATTCACAGTCTGGTGGCTCTTCTTTATCCCAAATCTTCCACCACTCACGCTTAATCAGTGCGCCTTCTTCGGAAGTGGGGTTCTGCATGTACTGGGCTTGCCAGTACCGGATGTCAAGGGCTGCTTTCTTGGCTAAAAGCTCTTGTAGTGACCAGAATTCAGGCCAAAGTGGCTCGCCGTCGTCCTTAATCGCCGGAAAATCGATCACTTCCCACTGATCTACCCCGGTTTCTCGCTGCATTTGGTTCAAAATCTGGCCTGTGAGGTCCAGTTTTGACCATCTTGTCATCACAACGATAATAGCCCCATTAGGCATAAGACGCTGGATAGGCCCAGATTGAAACCACTCCCATGCAGGTAGAAAAACTTCGGGTCGTCCGGTCTTGGCTTCCTGCTCAGAATGTGGATCATCGATAATAAATAGGTGAGCCCCCCGGCCAGCGAGAGCACCCCCAACGCCTGATGCAAAGTATTCGCCACCAAAGTTTGTCCCCCATCTAGAAGCTGATTTTGAGTCTTGTTGCAGGCTAATTTGCGGGAAAATGTCCTTGTATGAGTCGGAATCCACTAGATTTCGGACTCGACGACCAAAAGTCTCGGCCAAACTCGCTGTATGCGAGGCCATAATGACCTTATTCTGGGGAAATTTACCCAAATACCACGCTGGCGCGAGGTAAGAAATCAATTCAGACTTGCCATGACGGGGCGCAATATTAACAATCACCCGTTTTTTCTTGCCAGAGGCAATATCTTCGAAGATTTGGGCAAGTTTGAAGTGATGCGGACCTACTTTATAGCCGGGATAGACGTGTTTTACGAAATCCAAGAAGGAAGTTCGCCCAAGTTGCTGTGTAACTTGGGTTTCGTAGGTCTTTAAAAGGTCTAAAACCCGCTTTTTCTCGTTCAGTGGCAGGTTTGGGGCGAGTTTTTTGAGCTTAAATATCTGCTCTGGACTGATTTTTAACGCTTCACTCATCGATTTCGGGCTCGGAGCGTACGATTTCGTTGGCTTCCACGTCAATTATCTTGTTCTCAAGGCTCTCCAGAGTCCGAGCAAGCTCTCTTTCCACCTCTTCAAGCGTCTGGACTTTGATAGTCGATTCAGTTCTGCGCTTGAAGGCGTCAACACCATCCACTTCTCCAAGTTTTGATAGTGCCGCGACGCGGATCTTCGGATCCTTAGCATGTTCAATCTCTGCCACAAGCTTGTTGACCACGTACATCTTCAATTCAGCGAGGTCGTGGACAATAGACTGATTCATCTGGGCCACCATACCGGCCAGATATGCGAGCGTTTCGTTGGGGTAATTAGTAAAGTTAGGACGTAATTGGGGATCTTTAGCCATCTGCTGAGCTAAGGCAGTGGCCTCCTCAATATTACTCTGTGTGGGAGAAAGGGGCTGGCCGGTCAGGTCCGACATCAGCTTCACCACGTTGGCCCGCATATTCAATTCCTCGGTCGGCGTCAGTCTTGGCATTGCCTCGGCTGCGTTCGACGGGAGCGGGATGTTCTCCTCGATCGGGGGAATCAACGTAATCATGTGATTGATATATGAGTGGTGGGGGGCAGTATAAGACTAATTAAATAGAAATGTAAATATACCGGCATTTTGGGAGGAGGTTGGGACTCCTACCGGGGGGTGTTTCTATAAATAAGGTTAGAACAGAGTGGGGGAAATGTGGGGAGTATTTGTGCAGATTTGGGGGTGTGGGGTGCGCGATGGAACCAGACCGGCTCAGGGGGGTGGCCGGACGGGTGGGGTCGGGTAATTAGCTGCCTGACAAGTGTCAGGAAACTGGACAAAGCCACGCAGAATCAGGCATAAATAATACATCGGCGACGTGCCGATACCGACGTGATCCGGTCTGATCACATGGAGTGCATCATGGCAACAAAGCAAACCCCAGCAGCTAACGCTGCCCTGTCCCTGTCCGTTTACTCTTCCACCATCGCCCGCAAGATTGGCGATCAGGTAGCAGCCACGGGCGATCGTCTGGCTGAACTCGCAAGCGTAGTGCGGGCATGCCCCGATCTGATCGGTTTCGGCGATCAGGATTACGATTACAAGACACCCGCTGCTGTTTTGTTTTACGACGATTTCAGCGCGGGTGTCGTCGATCGGTACTCGAACCAGCGCGGCGAAATGCTCTATCGGGCGATTATCCCTGCTGGCGCGGAAACGGCTGACGGTTTCGTCGCATTGACCCGCGACGAATTTGATGCACTGCGGGAGCAAAAAGATCCGCCCGTGCTGCTGGCACTGACCTATCACCTTGCGTGGTCAATGTCTCGGTCTGATTTTGGGGCACTGGAAAAACGCCCTGCGTCTGTCGGCGGATCGGGTCTGTTCGGTAAAGCATACAAGTCTCTGATCACGGAAATGCGAGACCGGGCGAACAATTACCGGGATCAAAACTGGAAACGTCTGCGCCTTGCATGTAGCACTGCGAAGCGTACACGGACAGCAGCAGCATCTGACTTCGAGACGTGGCTGCTGGGCGAGACCGGCAAACCCGGAGTGCTTGATCAGATTGAGACCCGCGCGGCGAACGCAGCAAAACGGGGTGATGAAGCGGCAGACACCGCCAAAGTAAAAGCGGCGATCGCAGCGTTCCGTAAGGTCTGGGACAAGTAAACCCTAGACCATGCAGCCCGGCAGACGCAAGTCTGCCGGGCTTTTTTTGCGCCCTCGCCCCGCGATGCC